CTTCATAATCATTCAAAGCGTTAGCGGCGGCGGTGTCTCCGTTGAACTTTAGTCCGTCACTGTCAATATTAACTTTTGTGTTCCAACTAATTGCGGCATTCGCTGTGCCAGAAGTAGCTGTTTTAAAAGAATGCGCACCAGCGGCTTGCTGGTACTGTAGCGCAGTGCCTGTGCCTATATATTTATTACCAGAGTTGTAATAGCTATTTACAGAATAATGGGCTTCTGCATTTTGGTACGTCCATATTGCCGCCCCATCACCAATTTGTACTGCTTGGTCATAAACATTCCAAGTTTTTGGAACAACCCCAATACCAACGTTAGAGCCATCAACAGTTACTACATCTGCAAGTTGAGCTAATTCGTTTTGTTTACTCATTAAGTTTGCTCCATATAACTCATTATAGTGGAAATCTTATCTGCTACAGAGCAATCAATTTTAATTATATCACCTACGTTAGCAATAATTTTACCATCTAAAACACCTAGTGATGCACCTGCAGGGATTGGTACGTCTTTAACTAAATATGCAGTGGTGTTCTGTGTTTGGCCAGTTTGTGTTGTGGTACTGACTAGCGTTACAGAAGCTGTAACTTGACTTGTGTGTACGTTGGTTAAGTTCAAACCTAGAATAACAAGGGTACTCCCTGATTGAACTGTATATAGTGTTTCGGGTGTACCAGCACTCGCAGGTGCTACATCCCTTGTGATTACCTTAAAAGTGTTTGCCATTTGGTTTTCCTATCCTAAAGCTATTGCCAAAGCCGTAGCTTCGTCTACTGTTGCAGCACCTATGTCTGTTATTACTTCTGCTGCTGATCTACCCTCAATGTTTGTGCCATCAACTCTGAGAAAATCATTATCTGCTACACCACTAGTAAATACTGCTACGTTACCATTACTTATGCCTGTAGCCGCAACTGCCGCTGTACCTAGTCCTAATGATGTACGAGCAGTAGAACCTGACTCAGCTACAAAGTTAGAACCATCACCTACTATAAAGTTACCATTAGTTACTGCTAGTCCTGCTACATCTTGTAATTGTGCATCTAGTCTAGCATTAGCTATTGTACCTGTAAGCTGTGTAGCAACTATACTTTTATTCGTTAGTGTCTGTGACCCATCTAGTGTAGCTACAGTACCATCTATTGCTATATCATTAGCATTAGCAGTAATACCTGTACCACCGATAACGTTAAGAGTAACATCACCTGATGTACCACCACCTGTCATACCTGCACCAGCTACTACTGATGTTATATCACCTACTGGTACAGTAGCTACTTGAGTATCTACATAAGCCTTAATTGATTGTTGTGATGCTAAATGTGTGGCACTGTTAGATGCCATGTTATCTTCATCTTTTATTGAAGTTCCACTTATTGTACCATTTAGTACAGGGCTTGTCAATGTTTTATTTGTAAGTGTTTGTGATCCTGTAAGTGTAGTAACTGTAGAATCAATTGCAACTGTGACTGCATTACCTGTAGCACTAGTATCTAAACCTGTACCACCTGACACTGTTAATGTTTCACTATCTAAGTCAATAGCAATTGTACCACTATCTGTAGTTACATCTAAGTCTTCTGCAGTTACAGTAGCATCTACGTAAGCTTTAACTGATTGTTGTGTAGGTATTAGTGTAGCACTATTAGAAGACATATTATCTTCATCAACAAATGCTGTTACTGTAATAGTGCCATCAGATAAATTAGCAAATGTAATATCACCTGCTGATGCACCACCAATAGTTACACCGTCAATTGTACCACCATTAATATCTGCAGTAGTTAGTACTGCTGAAGGTACTGTAAGAACACCAGTAGAGTTAGCAATAGTAGCTGATGCTGTACCATCTTTAGCTTTAATGTTTGTTACTTCAATGTTAGTTGTATCTACTGTAGTAGCATTAACTGCTGTAGAACCTAGTGTTGTAATAGTGATAGCATTAATTGTACCACCTTCAACTTTATCACCAGAGATTTGATTAGCCGCTAGTGTAAGTGTACCTGCAGATACATCTAATGTTTTACCTGAGCCTACTGTAATATTTGATGTAGCAATAGTAGCACCATCTATAGTACCACCATTTATATCTGCTGTATCAGCTACTAAGCTATCTATGTTAGCTGTACCATCAATGTAGAGGTTACGCCACTCTTTAGTCGTTGAGCCTAAGTCATATGTACCATCTATGTTAGGAATAACATGAGAGTTTACTTCAGCACCTAGTGTAATACTATCTGTGTCTGCATCACCTAAAGTAATGTCTCCACCTAGTGTAATATTACCATCTACAGTTAAGTTACCTGCAAAGTAACCATCTTTAAACTTAATAGAGTTAGTACCTAAATCAACGTCATTATTAGTTACAGGAACTATTACACCATCTTGTATGCGTAACTGCTCAACTGAACTAGAACCTACGTCAACAAAGACACCTACTCTATTATTAGTGTTATTAATCTCAACTTTGTTTAAAGGGGTAGTAATACCAGGATCACCAATCAATCCAATTACAGGGCCTTCTGCCGCTGTACCATCATGCTTGTGACCAGTAGTGTTTACAAACGCAGCTAATAACTGATTGTATTCGTCATTAGAGTCTGACGCATTGATAATATCACCATCAGTGTATGTGGACTGTCTTGTATAACCTGCCATTTAATCTTTCTCCTATCGACGTGCCGAAACGTCAAATTCTAGCTGAAACCCTTTTAGTGAGTAAGGTTCAGAAACTCCATTATCAACAACCCTTAATGCTACAGCAAACCCACTACCTTCTACAGCTTGTCTAACGAGAGGGTTAGTTTGACCACCATAAGTAGCAGTGCCATAAGCTGATGTACCATATAAAGCTACAACTGTACTACTATCAAAAGGGTATGCTGCTGGTCTAGGTATATTAGGGTCTTCGTAGTCATACCTTAAAAACAAATCAGAGTTTATATTACCTGTAGGTGCATAGTTAATGATAACACGTTGAAAGTTCTTACGTATCCCAGCATCACCCATAGTTAAATCAGGTGATCTATAACGACCTATGATAGTCTCTCCATCAAAAGTGCTACCTTGTTCTTGTCTATATACGTAGCCATCAAAGCCACCATGTAATACAAATATAGAACCCTGTTCACTTAAAGAGTCTGTACAAGATGGCTGTATCCCTAATAGCTCACTATAAGTATAACCTTCTGCACCTCTGTATGCAATAACACCCTTAGTTGCAGCTCTATTTCTTGTACTGTTATTTACAAAGAATATACGGTATTGTGTCTTATCTGGTACTACTACTGCTTCAAACTCATCTACATCTGTATAGACTGAAAATAGTTCATGTACAGGTGCGGATATAGTACCTAGTTCAACGTCACCAATCTTCTCTGTACCAGCAACAGTACGTAATCCATCACGACTTAGGAAAATTATGTCACCAGCAAATTCTTTTATTGTTGAACCATTAATACATCCAACATTACGAGATACAGGTTGTAACTGAAAGTCAGCTATAGTACTGCCAACAAGTCTAAAGATACGTTCTTCGCAGAAGATTATCAGTGTATCACGGAAAGGAAAGATACCTGTAATAGTATCATCTACTCTTATAGAACCTGCACCATTAGCTACACTAAAATCACTATCTGAGTAGGGTGCTGTAAATACCATCTCCTGTGGTGTAGCTGACATACCTGCAAAGAACATAGTATTCTTAAACGATGTAACATACTTAGGATTAGCAGGTGCTCCTGTACCACTAATATCTGTTAGTGTAGTACCATCATACTTAGTTGCATTGTTAGCTCCATCTGCCCATATAATATGAGGAGTATTATTAAAGTTGTACCTAAAGAAAGTGTATTTCTTTGCGTTAGTTCTACCAGTATCTATCTCTGACCAAGCACCACTACCACTAGCTGCTTCAAATATCTTCTCTCCTCTTGCCGCTATAACTTTATCATTACCTGCAAAGTAAGCTGACATTAATACTGGCTCAGTAGCAGAAGCAGTTTGAGGAACTACATTAGTGTTCCATTTGTTATAACCATTTATACGTCTATAACCACCAGTAATATCAGCTTCGAAGTTTTGTAACTCTAAGGCCATACCCGATTCCATAGTAAAAGTAGAACGGTCTAGTACTAAACCACCTTTACAAGGAAACACAAACGGATTAAGTCCTGATTCATCTGCCATAGTATAACCTAATACAACACTGTTGAGTATATGTAATCTGTTCTATTACCAAGTAAGCTTCTCATATTTTTAATACCAGACTCAAATCTTTGAAAGTTTAATTGATGTTGTTGTGTCTCACCCCGATATTGGTAGCCGTATGCAGTTGCACCGTCTACAATAACTGATCTATATTGCTCAGGTATTAAAGGCACATCACCTGCGTTAGCTAATGGAGTACCGTAGCCGTAGTACTCATATCGTAAAGAGTATTCTTTGTCTGGGTATGGATATAAACCATAATTATTATCAGGTGTTCTAAATACGTGACTAGGTACTGAACCTACATCGTTAGTATCCTCTTGGTCTATATATCTACTTAGATAATCTTTGTAATCTAGTAACTCTAGTTTGCCCCCAGGTACACCTAAACTATCATTTTTAACTAAACGAAAGGTATCATAGTCTACATGCTTAGATGTTGCAGGTAAAGTATATCTTGTAGTACCAGGAACGAGTGTATCTGCCTTTGTCACATGGTTGTAAGGCCAACTAAACTCACTAGTGTTAATATAGTCAATAGCATCATTGACAGCGTTCTTACATTGAATTTGAAAACCTCTAGCTGTAGCAAAACCACCTTCAGATAAGACTACCTCATTAAATCGAGAGATAACTTCATTTGTTATATCTAGGTATGTATAAGACATATATTAGTTGCTTTCAGATTAAATGTAGATAAAGGGGCCAACGTAAAGCTAGCCCCTTTAAAGTATTTTATTATGCTAAGTTGTATTTAGCTGTGATCAATGCTTCTGGGCGTAAAATCTTACGTCCATATAGATGCATACCACGGCAGATGTCAGCGAATGAATCTGGGTCACGATATGTTTCTGTTTTATTGATTTGCTCAGCTGTAGCAACTGCTGAGTCATGTCCAGCTACGATAGCACCGTAGTTAGTATTTTGGTTAGCTGTACCTGTTGTACCTGCACCAGTGCCTACTGACGGTAAGTTACTTGAAGTATATACACGGAAACCGTGGAAGTTATTCAAGACTAAACCATTACGTAGTCCACCTGATTCACCGAAATCTGCGTTAAATAGACGAGAATCTTCATCACGAAGAACTTCCATAAACACAGGATCAATTACAAGCCATCTACCTGCAGTGTCCACTTGGTTTTGGTCTAACAAACGACCCATACGTGCAATCAACATTGCTGGTGATACATATGCTGTTGGTAAAGCAGTTGCTCCTGGTAAACGTGCTGCAACTGGGATCGAATGATCACCTGCTGAAGATGTAGTAATGTTTCCGAAGTCACCTTTTTTCAGCTTGTTAGCTGCAAGTAATTCGTCTGTACCTGCCGCTGTATTAGCTTTAGTACCATTTACTACGTTGTTTACTACACCTGCGTTAGCATGTAATGCAGACTGTTTGTAACCAGTTAAATAGCCTAGTACTTCTTGGTCATGCTGATCAGCCAAGCGGAAAGCAGCTCGGTTTGTAGCTAAGTCCATGAAATTTACATGACTATGTGCTTCTTCGATATCATCTATCTTGAAAGCAAAGTAGTTAGCTTTGTCTACAACAAGTGAGAAGTCTGCGTCTGCTAAATCTTGAGCAGCAATTGTTGTACCACGAGCATAAGCTGATACGCTTACCTCAGGCTCTTTTATAATTTTCACTGTATCGCCTTGTGCAGCGATATCACCGAAATAATCAGAGTTAGTTATGTCTCCACAAACTGTGGACTTGCGGAATGCAAGTTGTACTTTTTT